TAATGATATGAGTGAAGTAGATAGACTTTATAATTCTTTTGTAAATGCAGAAACAGGTCATTTACAAGGCGATGGGAAATTCATAAGAACAGAAGCTAAGGATACTAAAGGTGGAAGTTCTGCGTACGGTCCAGTACAGATTACCGGTACTTTAGTTCAAGACATGATGGACCGAGGGGTGATCCCAGACGATCTTAAAGATTACGCAAATAGATTTTTAGACCAATCTAAATTATTTTTGAAGTATGGTAATGAGAAAGGTTTAAAAGGTTATGATCCAAAATATGATTATGGTGGGAGTGGTCATTTAACAACAGAGCAAGATCAAGCAGACTATAATAGACTTGCTAGGGTTTTGATAGCCCACCATTATAAGAACGCTCAAAATACAGCTAGTAAGAAAAAACCTATGGGTTTTTCACAGGCTGCCAGAGATCCAGTTACCGATGTTATTGGTGATTGGAGGTTTGGAGTTAATAGTAATAAAGGTCGAGGAGACGATCGAGAATACTACCGAAGATTTATGGAAGGATATAGAAATTGACCACTCCTCCGATTTACTCCGCTGGTAGTAAAGGTCAAAGAAACCAGCACTTCTAGGAGGAGATATGGAATTAGATGAGCAGTCTTATAAACTAAAGTTACTTAAAGAACTAGAAATAAAAAAAGAATTAGAAAAACGAAAGAAAGTAGAAAGAAATAAAAACAACTTTAAGGATTTTGCAAAAGACCAACTTAGGATAATAACTAAAGATGCATCACAAGGTTATGTCGAATTTGAATTTAATGATGCCCAAACTAAAATACACAAAGCCATCGAGAAGCAAATAAAACAAAAAGGGCGAGTAAGAGCTTTAGTGTTAAAAGCTAGACAGCAGGGTATATCTACTTATACTGCCGGTAGAGTATTTTGGAAAACATTCTATACACCACATACGAGATCAGTTGTAATTGCACATGATAGTGCTACATCTGATGCTTTGTTTACAATGTCAAAGAATTTTATTGATAGAATGTCTGACGATTTTAAACCTGAACTTGTAAGATCAAATGCAAAAGAGGTTAAGTTCTCGCATAATGATTCAGGGTACAGATTATATACAGCAGGATCTCCAGAGGCTGGTAGAGGAACTACCCCCACGATACTGCATTGTTCAGAGTGTGCCTTTTGGCAAAACGATGATAAAATTTTAGCTGGACTGTTCCAAGGTGTGTCTTCTTCTGATGGAACTGAGATAATATTAGAGTCTACAGCTAATGGTGCTACTGGTGCTTTTTACAGAATGTGGAAAGCGGCTGAAAGAGGTGAGAACGATTATATACCTATATTCTTACCTTGGTTTATGACTCAAGAATATCATATGGATCCTCCAGATAATTTCGAGAGGACTATAGAAGAAGATGAGATAGCTGAAGAGTTTGGACTTAATGATAGCCAACTTTGGTGGCGAAGAATGAAAATAGGTGAAGGTGGTGAGTCTAAGTTTAGACAGGAGTACCCATCTACAGCTGAAGAGGCTTTTGTTGTATCAGGTAAGAATGTATTTAATGTAGAAAAGTTAAACAAACTTGAGACTAAGGCACCTGTGGCTTTAAGAGAATTTAACACATCAATGTCTAACTGGGAAGACCATAGGGAAGGAAACTTATCTATATGGCAGTCTCCCGGTTTTGACGAGAAGTTTATCATTGGAGCTGATGTTTCATTAGGAGTTGGTCAAGACTATTCAGTTGCTGTTGTATTAAATTCAAAAAGACAAATTGTAGCCCTCTACAGGGACAATCATGTTGATCCGGCTGTTTTTGGAAGAGACTTATTTTATCTAGGAAGATACTTTAATAATGCTCTTCTGGCAGTGGAGTCAAACTCTATGGGAGTTTCTACTCTACAAAAACTTAAGGAAATGAAATACGTTAATTTATATTATCAAACTCAGATTGCCAATCTTACAGATGAGGATGGTGTTAGACTTGGTTTTAGGACTACAAGTGCCTCTAAACCAGCTATAATATCTAATTTAAAAAATTGGATTGACAATGACGAAGTCGCCATATGGTCTAGAGATATTGTTAATGAGTTAAGAGATTATGTGTCAGATGATAAAGGGAAAACCAATGCATCTAAAGGGTCTACAGATGATGCTGTAATGGCTCTTGCAATTGCTGCAGAGGTTTATAGAACACATATTCACAGACTAAGTACTGAAAGAGTAGGATTTGATAATATATATATTCCTGAAAGACAAACTAATTGGATTTAATTATGGATAAGACTAAAAACAAAAAAGTTACTGATGAAGAAATAACGAGTATTATTAACGACTCGATTAAACAAGCGGTGGGTAGCTTTTCGTCTGGTTCTGAATTGCAAGAGCAAAGAGAGTCAGCTATAAATTACTATACGCAACAAGCGAAGGGGAACTTATTTCCACAAGGGGTGTCTAAAGTTGTTACTTCAGATACAATGGAAATTGTAGACTCTTACTTAGCTGTAATTTCTGAGCTTATGCTCTCTAATGGTAAAATTGCAAAATTTAACCCATCTGATCCCAGTCAGACAGTAGCAGCAGGTCTTGCATCTGAGTTAACAAACCATTGTATATTCACAAAGAATAACGGTTGGGTACAACTTAATACTTGGATTAAGGCTGCTTTACTTTTTAAAAATGCAGTTATAAGATGGAAGTGGGAAGACTCTTTTGGGACCAAGGTAGAGGAATATGAGAATATTACTGTATTAGAACTTGATGCTATTCTAGCAGAGGGTGATGCAGAAGTTATTGAAATTAAAGTCGGAGACAGTGTAAATCCAGAAACTGGAGAAGAAGTTTATGAATATGTATCTGTAAGAAGAGAAGTAGACAAATCTAAGGTTAGTCTAGAAAATATACCACCTGAATCTTTTATGATCAACAGGGGTGCTACAGATATTGAAAGTGCGAATTTTGTAGGAATACAAACAGAAATGACATTATCAGAGCTTAGAGAAATGGGCTTTGATGTTGACGATGATATAGGTGAGGGTACGGAAGCTAGTAATTTTAGTTTTGATTATGAATCATCTGTAAGACAGTCAATAAATGAAGTAGAGCAAAACTTCCATGAAGATTTCATGGGGATTGCTAATAGGGAAGTAATTGTTACCGAGTCTTGGATCAGAGTTGATCGGGATGGTGACGGTGTTGCTGAACTCAAAAGATTTATAACAGTAGGTGAGGAAGTATTACTAGAAGAATATGCTGATAGTATACCCTTAGCCTCTTTAAACCCAATTGAAATACCATACTCTTTTTATGGAATGTCGATAGCAGATGCAACTAAAAGTGCCACTGAAATTAAGACAACCATAACTAGAGGTATGATTGAGAACGTATATCTGTCTAATTATGGAAGAACATTAGCAGACCCAAATACGGTAGACTTTAGAGCACTACAAAGTCCTGAACCTCATCAGATTATCCCAACTAATGGGTCTCCGATGACTTCTGTGCATACTTTGGTGCCAGCTCAACTAGCACCGTCTACCTTTTCTTTGTTAGAATACATGAATACCGAAAAAGAGATGGCTACTGGTATGACCAGAGCCGCTCAAGGTGTTAATGAAAAACTATTTGACTCAGGGAACTCAGCAGGTAAAATTGCAATGGTGGAACAAGCGTCACAGAAACGCATATCTTATGTTGCACGCAGGTTTGCCGAAACTGGATTTAAAGAGCTATGTAAAGGTGTGTACGATCTTATACTAGACAATTCAGATTCGATATTGAGAGATTACAGTTATTATAATATAACTCCTGAGTCTCTTATACCATTAGATAGCTTAACAGTAGATATAGATGTTGGTGCTAATAGTTCTGCTAATACGCAAGAGAATATGATGGTTATGGCACAGCAAGTTATGCCTATGCTATATCAGTCTCCTGAGTCAAAAGGTATAATAAATCCAAAAGCTCCTTTTACAATAGCAAGGCAATTACTGGAGTCTATGGGTATTGAGAATTGGGTTGACTTTATTGTTGATCCAGAAACTCCACAAGGTCAACAGCAAGCTCAAGCAGCTATGCAGGAAGCACAGCAAGGTCAAGAGCAGGAAGCTAAAGAAGAGCAAATGGAGCAACAGAAGATACTCCTTACTCTACAAAAACAAATGGCTGACATTCAAAAGAAACAAGCTGATATGGAACTTGATAGAGAGAAGTTTGAATATCAGAAAACAAAAGATGCTGCTGAGTTACAATTAGAACTTGCACTTGGGGAGCCAACTAAAATTGGATAATTAATCTAGGAGGAGATTATGGATGATGTTGAGTTTGGTCAACATGCTAAACTTATTGTTGAAAATAAAGTTTTTGACGAAATGTTTAACAGAGTTAGATTAAAATATCAAAATATGTGGGCTAGTACAGAGCCACGACAAGGGGACTTACGGGAAAGATTATATAATACCATCGTAGGTCTCACTGATGTTAAGAGAGAAATAGAGTCTGTCGCCACTTTAGGTGACAATGTTGCATATAATAAGGAGAAGGAGGATTCCAAGTGACAAATGAAGAAAAACAATTACTAACTAACGATTTAGAAATTTTTGAAGTACAACACGGTAATGTGATGAGAGATATCAGAGCTTCTCGTGGAGGTATAATGGTCAGACAGTTAGTAGAACAATTAAATGCTTTAGAATCGGTAATGGATCGATTAAAAGCAAAACTTAATACAGCTAAGGTTACGACCAAGGCTAAAAAATAAAATTAATCTTGGAGGATTGATAAAATGCCAAAAGAAACTACCCAAACGGATGTGAACGAAGGTTTATCTGAAGATGAGATGTTAGATGTTATTGCGGATGACTTTTTCGAAGAAGAAGATCTACCTGAGCAAGAAGCAGATAACACAGAGGAAACTGCAGAGGAGAGTGACGATGCCGAAGCAGAAGAGGCTGAAGAACTAGAGGGAGAGGAGCAGAAAGAAGAGACAGAGGAATCAGAAGATGATGGTGAAGACCTACCTGAAGATGATTCTGAGGGCGATTCTGAATTAGACTTAGATTACTTAGTGCCAGTTAAAATTGATGGTGAAGAATCTGAGGTTACTATGCAAGAGTTGATCCGTGGTTATCAGACAGCAGCTCACGCCAATAAAAAGTCCATAGATGCAAGTGAGCAGTTAAAAAAAGCACAAGCACTAGCACAAGAGTCAACCGCTCTTAAAGAGGAAAATGCTAAACTTCTTAATACAACAGTAGATGCCGAAGAAAGGCAACTAGCTGCGTATGATAGGAAGATCCAACAGCTAATTGCTGATGATGATATGTATGAATTGCCTAAATGGCAAGAAGCTCGTAGAGTCAAGGCAAAGGAGATACAAGAGACTAAGTCAAAAGCTTATCAACTTGAGTCAGAAGCTCAAAGTGAACAGCAGGCGAGTTACGATGCAAACCTCCAAGCTTATAAAGAACAAGCAGTGGAACAATTAAACAGCACAATTCCGGGATGGGAAAATTCCTACGATGAAGTTGTAAACTGGGCTGTAAAAGACTTAGGTCTCCCAGATTTTGCTGAAGTAGTTGATCCATCCGTAATCGCACTTATGTATGATTACAAAACTCTTAAAGATGGTCAAAAATCTGCCGTTACTAAACGGAAGAAGGCTCCTGTGAAAAGTGTTAAGGCTAAAAAATCTGCAAGCACAAATGCAAAGGCTAAAGAAAAAGCTGACAACCTTCGCAAGAAGGTATTACAAGGTGGTGCCTCCGAAAACCAACAAGATGAATTTCTTGGGAGTATGGTGGACAACCTTTTAAACTAAAAACTTTTTCTTTTAAATTTAATACTTTATGGAGAAATTGTAAATGGCAATTTTTAAAACAGAGGATACGAAGGGTAAAAAGGAAGACCTCGCATCCTTCATATCGATGATTACAAGGGACGAGACACCGTTCTTATCATCAATTGGAACTAAGAAGGCAACTGCTGTGTACCACGAATGGCAGACAGATTCTTTAGCAGCTCCCGTAGCAAATGCTAAAGCTGAAGGTCTTGACTTCTCAGCGGCTGACACACCATCGTCTACTACTAGACTTGGAAACTACTCTCAGATTCTTGTAAAAGAGATCAAAATCTCAAAGACTTTGGATTCAGTTTCTAAGGCAGGTCGTAATTCTGAATTTGCGTATCAAATGAAGAAGAAAGGTACTGAGCTTAAGCGTGACTTAGAGCATGCTCTAGTAGGTACTAGACAAATCACTACTGGATCAGGAACGGCTGATACAGTTGGGGATAATACTGGTCGTAAGATGGGTGGATATCA